TTGCCCACGACAGACTGCACCGCCTTTAGCAAAGTTAAAATCATATTGTTTATTTTTGTAATCATACTTGTACCCCTTCTTCGCTGCTTCCATAGCTAGCCGCAAAATCTCTCGCCTCTCATCGCCTAAAGCAAGCATTACATCTTGCAGGGCAGGGGTTTTCTTCAGAGATTCAGATTTGTAGTCGTCGTCAGCCATTATCTAACTCCTAAAAATCTTTGCGGTCTAGCTATGCTGGAAAAGCGAGAAACGGTACCGCCACTAGCTTTTCTTTGCGGACTTTTTCTTTGTTGAGGCTTTTTTTGCTGGCGCTTTTTTTGTGACCGGCTTGACTTCGATTTTCCCGCTTTCGACAACGCTATCGCTACTGCCTGTCTCTGGGGATACCCCTCCGACATTAGCTTGCTCACGTTGCTGCTTATCGACTTCTGGGATTTTCCTCGCTTCAAGGGCATGACGCCTCTCCACTTTCTTTGACTTCTCTACTTCCGCTACTTGGCGACTAATTGAACTGGCTGACATTACTGCCTCCTATTTCTTAAATTTGCAGCAGCTATATCGCGTTGAGCTTGCACACGATCTTCAGCCACCCTGATACGCTCTCCATTTGCTTCTTCCTGCAAATCAAGACGTTGTTGCGCAAGAAGAACGTCATTACGCTCTTTCTCTTGCTCCATTCCCTGCTTCTCTTCAAACTGACGGGCTTTTTCCTGTATTTCGGCCCCGCGTAGAGCTAACTCCTGCTGTCTGATCGCTACCAAGGGATCAGTATTTTCAGCAGGAGCTACTGCTTGTGCATACTGTTCAGTAAGTTCGCCAATCAACACGGCTGCGCGATTGTCGATCTCTGCCTGAATCTGTTGCTGCATCATTGGATCCTGTTGCAACATCATTTGCGCTTCAGGAGGCAGGTTTGCAGTAACCTCCTGCTGTGCCTGCATCTCAGCCATCAATCCAATATGCTCTGAAATGTGACCCTGAAGTGTCATAACGATGTTCGCGTTAGCTTGTGCTATAGGAGTGGCCAACATAGCCAAATGCGCCTCAATATGAGCGGCATGGTTCTGTTGTGGGAACGCTTGCAACCTTTGATTGCGCAATGCTTCCTGATTTTCACGAGCAGGATTCATTGGTTGAGGCTGCGGTGGCCTTGGCAGGATAGAATCAATATTTGTAACGCCAAGAGCCTCATACATCTTACGATATGCTTCGTATAAGCCCTGTGGCCCACCATGAATTTCAGGATTTGACTGAACAAGCTGCAATTGCGTCTGCGCCAAAGCAATTCTCTGCGACATAGAGAAGATATTTGGATCAGATACAGGCAGAACATCAATTCTGTCGTCAAAATCAGCCTGTTTTATCTCTGGAGGAGCGCCGGGAACCGCATATGGGTATATAGGAGCGCTGAATTTAGCAAAAACAGAGGCTAAAAGCTTAAATTCTTGCTTCTGAGAGTAGTGAAGACGCTTATGAATCGCGCTCATCACCTTTGTTCCACGCTCCATAATGGCCATAGTCGTGCCAACGGGCGTTTCACCCTTCATTTCGCCCACTTTCATGTCAGCCATGGACGCAAATCTCCGACCAGACTCAACAAGAGTGCCCATAAGCTGATAAAGAGTACCTGACGGCTCTTTAAATGGCAGCGTCATAATGGACTGACGAATATCCATACCAGCAGCATCAATATCACGGAACTCACCGGGCTGTAGAGGCTCATCCTCGTCCCTAATACGCGCACCACGCGCCTTAAATCCAGCAGGCAAGTTAGATAGTGTACCAGCGTCAATAAGCTGCCGTAGGATGCTTGTAGAGGCTTGAGATAGCCCTCCAATCATGTGGGTCAAGCCAAAGCCATAGAATCCTAGTCCGGGCAAAAATTTATAGTGAACAAAATACTGATTGCGACGCATTAGTGGATCGTTCTGATCATAATTTCGCCGAATAGACAAAACATCACCAGTAGATTCAAGAATCGTGACGATATAAGGGATTTTTAACCCTGTTTCCTCTCCCTCAATATCTCTGTCTTCAAATCCATCAAGATCCAAAGCTGTATGGACTTCATACAGTGTCATTTCGTAAGAAGGACCAGCAGCCTGCACACCTTGTGCGTCATCAATCGCTTCTTTTACGTCTGAATACTCACCGTTATCGCCAGATGACGGCAAATCAACATCACGATAAAAGCCAGCAAGTTGCATCTTGCGTACTTCATTGCTGTCCATGCGAATAACATGCGTGATGCGAGGAGAGGTAAGCAAATCAGTTGCTCCATAAGGAACAACAAGATCTTCAGCATGAACAAATTTACTGACACCGCGCTGAAGCAGAGGATCAAAATAAACCTTCTTAAAGGTAGAACCCACTATCGGTAGATAAAAAAGCATTTGATCCGTTTCAGGATCATACTCTTCCATCTCGTAAGTGAGCATGTAATTCATGTAATTCTTAACACGCTCAGATTGAGCGATAACTTCTGGCGTTTCAGCACCCATGATCTGTGTGCGAACAGGTCCACCAGAAGGAAGCATTTCACGATAAGCTTGTGCCTGAAACTGCGTAACAGACTCAGAAAGAAGAGGGTGAACAACGCCTGTAGAGCCTTCAAATGGCTCACTGCGTTCATCGTACTCCATACCAAGAAGATCAATGCCGCGCTTGTATGTTTCTTCCCACTCTTTACGAGAAGACATATCTTCTTCAATATCACCAACCAAATCAGACGAAACACGCATCAAATCTGATTCGTCAATGTACTCAGCTAAATTTCCATCAAAAGAAACAGGAGCAACTTCAATTTGCTCCTCTATCTGCCCTACAATTGCAGAACCGTCTTCCAACTCCATGACTTGTGGATTTTCCGGAAGCATCATGACATCAATGTCAGAGGTGTCTATTCCCTCTAGCAACACATCTCCACCAGCGCCAATATCTTTTTCAACTGCCATTATTCACTCCTATCGTGAGGCTGACTTCGGCGCTACGCGGTGTGGGTCACATAGCTGTGCCGTAGAAGGGCAAGAGGCACATTGCCAGAAGCCAGCCTCTTTGCCCTTATACAACATATAGTTACCTCACACCACGAAAGCTTGTGCCGCGCTCGGCAGAACGACCACCACGACAAACAGCACCGCCTTTTTTAAAGTTCCGCCTTAAACTTTCATTCATTTTGCCAGTGATACTACCTCTCGGCATAGGTGGATTTTCTGGCTTTATCATCTCGCCAAGCGCTTTAATATCTGCCTCAGACAATGAACGCTCAGATTTTTGCATTTTCTTAATAGCTTCTTCGATATTGAAAGTTGACTCTTTGCGAGTTGCCTTTCCCGGCTTGCCGGGAATAAAAGCAGGTTTCGGCGTTGGTCGTGTCATCTTATCAGCCATCACTTTACTCCTTTAAATGTGCCGCCACGTTTGGGCATTATCTTACCACTATTTGCTAACTGACGTGCTGCCTGACTTGGGGTCATGCCTTGATTAACTAAATTAACAATTCTGTTAAGAGAAGTTCTGGTAGTAGGCAAACCCACTGCTTGCGCTGCCCTTACAAATTCATCACCGTCAATTCTGGATGCTGGTAGAGCCATCAACGATTGCCTTTGAATGAACCGCCACGCTTAGCCATTACGGCTCCGCCGTTCTTATACTTCTTGGCAGCCTGCGGGTTCATCTTCATCTGAACTTCTTCAGGGAGCTTGGAAAAACCCTTGTACTCAGGTGGAACAGCGCCGCCTTCTTGCATTTTCAAGCTTTTGTCAAAAGGCATTTTCACACCAGAAAGAGCGCGAACCAAATCTGCCAATCGACCCTGCTTGTCAAAGGGTCTGCCTACGTTTGGCTTTCTTGTGAAAGGCTTCTTTTTACCAGCCATCAATAATACTCCTTACGCCTTCGGTATGCGTGAATGTCATCGTCCTCATAATCAGCACGAGTACGAATAAAACCACCTTGTCTAAAACGAAGTATAGCCTGTGTCATGCTATCGGCCAAGTCATCGTGTTCGCCGTTAGGAAACGCAGCACACTCCTCAATAACCTCTTCAGACCAACGTGCCTCTGGACACCACACAACACCGCTCTCAAATACAGGCGAACAAGCGTTCATACGCGAAAACTTGTCAGCGCCCCTACCCGGCGTAAATGCACTAACAGGAATACCCATCTTGCGCAATTCATGCGTGAGAGGCGTACCAGACGCCTTCTGCTCAATTAACACCATGTCAGGATCATACTCACCATACAACCGTAAAGCAGCATCCTTTAACTCCGGAAACTCCCACCGTCCCTTTTCTGCATCTAAGAGAATAATCGCAGGCTCTTCAGCCTCGTCCGGATAAAACACACCCCACGTTGTAATCGCGCTATAGTCCGCCCTCTCACTCTTCGTAAACGCCGTATCATAACTTTGTATGATATAATCACACGGCGGCGGATCATCAGATTCCCAAACATTCCACCACTCCCTCTTAATAATCGCGCCTTCTTCTGCTGTCGGGTTCTGGAGGTACTGCGCATTCCACTTGCTAACAGGAATACTTGCCCTAACACCTTCTAGCTCGTCCCTGCTCCAAAATTCTGGCCACAACACGTTGTCTGTATCGGGGAAGATCGCCGGAAACTCCACAACCTCCCACTGATCCGCTCCGCCCTCGGCCTGCTTCTGCAATACCTTCGCTGTCAAATCCCTGATCGACCACCTCGTCATCACGATGATTATCGACCCGCCCGGCTGTAGTCGCTGTCTCGGTCCTGATGTGTACCATTCGTAAATGTTGTCCAGCGCGGTTGGTGATAACGCATCCTGCTCAGAAACAGGATCGTCAATAATACACAGATTAGCACCACGACCAGCTAGCGCACCGCCTACACCAACAGCGTAATACTCACCACCCTCATTCGTTGACCAACGACCACTCGCCTTCGCATCCCTAGCCAACTCCATCTCAGGAAATACATCTCGGTAAATCTCACTGTCCAAAAGGTTCTTTACCTTGCGGCCAAAACCAACAGCAAGCTCCGCTGTGTGCGTTGCCTGAATAATCTTCGTATGAGGATCACGCCCCATAACCCACGCAGGAAACAAATAACTCGCAAACTCAGACTTCGTATGACGCGGAGGCATGTTCACAATCAAACGCTTTAACTTGCCACTCGCAACACGCTCTAACTTGTCAGCAAATATCTTGTGATGACTGCCAGCAATAAAACTAGGCCACACATGCCTAACAAACTCCAAGAAATTCTCCTGAAGCGCATCACGCTCATGCAACTCTTTATATTTATCTAAATGCTTACTAAGCTGATCTAACTCAGCGTCAGTAAGAAACTCGGTAGGAATGTTAAAGGAATCATCCATGCGGTTACGCTACAGACTTCAGCGCCCCCAAGAAATCATCCGCAGCTTTGTCCAAAACCGCGCCACCATCCTGCATAGCCCTTGGCGCAGGACGATTAAAGCTTGCCAACAAATCCAAGAACGACTGCGGCAAACCAACAGGAGCCAAAGGATCAACGCCCATATTCGGACCAGTGAGAATGGGAGCCGTAATACCCGCAGGACCAATGCCCGGAACCCCTCCAGTGAGTACGGGGGCTGTAATATCTACGGGATCACGGGGAGAGGGAGCTACAACAGGCGGCAAGGGCGGAGTAACTATTGGATCAGCCGGTGGAACAATAGGATCAGCAACGTCGGCGGGAGGAGGTGTAACTGCTTCCTGTGCCGCTCTTAAACGATTGCGTTGTTCCTCATCATATTGTGGATCTGGACTATCAAAGCCGATTGGATTTGCAGTAACCCTGTACGCGCCAGTCTCTGAATCAAATGTAACGCCAGCATTGCTCCCAAAAGGATTGTAACCCGGACGACCAGTGTAAACCTCAGTGCCGGGAATGAAGCCCGGACTCACATA